GAGGAGGAGGAGCGCCTCTTCTTCATCGGCATCGGTCTAGTGGACTCGGTCAATTTGGATCGGCTCACTCACTCGGCGAACTGGAAGAAGACGATGAAGATTTAGATGAAAAAGAAGAAGACCTATCCACTGGAAGATGATGAAGATATTCAGACTCGGTCAAGATGAAGTTGAGGAGGGACGCCCAAAGAGAACAGCCGGTCCTCACTGGGAGAACCGGCCTGCCCTGTTAGTCGCCGCGAACGGTCGAGCGAGGATGCTGATTGCGGCTGAACGACGCGCCATAGGCGATCGCCGGACGACACACATGAATGACACCGCCGTCGCGCGAGTAAAGGCGGGTGAGCATTTTGACTTCGGCGCGGAGGGCTTGCTTAGCGGAGGCCAGCTTGCCGGTGAATACCGAGCGACCCGCTGCGGCCGAGAGCGTGAGGGATTTGATAAGCATTGGATTAGCCTTTCGTTGCTTGGGCACCATTGCCCACCCACAAGCTACCACAGGGAAGTTACGGAAACAACGTCTACTTGTCGTTCTATAGAGGACCGCGTGTTCCTCATCCTCATCCTCGTTATCTGGCGTTTTATCTCCCGTTATCTCCCGTTATCTGACGATGAAGAAGATGAAGATCTGGCTATCTGAAGAGAACGAGTCCAATGGGAAAGTGTGGAGTGCTGATCACACGAGTGTCCATGATGTTTGCCTTGCTAAGTTGTTGTTACTGCTCACAATATATCCCAAACGAGTGCGAGAAGCAACCCTCAATTGTCGTGCATTAGAACTGCACGCTTACACGCTCGAGGAAGAATATGAAGAAGATTTTGAAGATGAGGAATTCGCGGTTGGATGAAAGCCGAGTCGGATTAACCGACTCGGCTAATTTTTAGGCCAGCCGCATTGTGACAAGCTCCAGAGCCGCCACCAGCCCTGCGAAATCGCGCTGAAAATGGTGTGCCGGAACGCCCGGAGCGTTGATGAGCACAACAATGCCAGCGTCCAGAACTTCCAGCTTGTCCCCGCTTGGATGTTCCACTGAGCCCGACTCCAACGTAAAGAAGTCCGACAATTCAGAGACATTTTCCGCAGGTGCTTTGCCAAAGAACAGGCAGATGGTGCTGATTTCCTGAGAGGTGAATTTTGCCATTTTGAGAACTCCACTATAGGCGGTATTGCCTACGCATAGGGTAGCACACGAGTAACTTATTGAGTAGCAGTGTTTGTCTTCGGTGCGACATTTTATTATCTCCCGTCTTCTTCCTCTTCTCGCACTCATGTTTTCACTATTTGAAGAAGAAGATGAGGACTATGCATATGAGATGAAGAAGAAGATGAGGACTATGCATATGAGATGAGATGTCCTCATCTTCAAGCCAATCAGATAGACAGACTCGTCAATTTTACAAATCGGTCAATCTACATCTTCATCATCATCTTCCGGAGCCATGATGGCGAACGCTGCCTTCGGTTCGGGCGTCACGTCCTTCGCCTTGGAGAACCGTTTCTCCCAATCATCGATGCTCGCCATCTCAGCAGGAGCGACCAGAACCCCACCAGTGTGATTGACCTGGACTTCTTGCTTGTCACGATAGCCAGAATCGTGCTTCTTGAGTTCGAGTTCGATGAGGCGGATGGGATAGATTGTTTCGGTGGAGACGAGTTGACCATTGCGATCGAAGCTCTCCCTCTGGGTTCCGTTGAAGACCAGATCTTGGTGATGCCCAATAAGCTTCTCCCGATACTCTTCCTCAGCCATGACCAGAGCGTTGCCGAACTCCTCGTCACTCTCGATGTGAGCTCGCACGCATTGAGTCGATACTCCAGCGGCAGCAGCCGACTCGCCCATCCTGCCCCACTTCCGATACTCTTCCAGGAACACTCCCTTCGCCTTATCGTTGAACTTGATCCGCTCCATCCTTATCCGTTGTCTCCAGTTCCCATCCTCATCCTGGTAATCTACGATTACCGGTCTGGAGTTTCTGGCGAGCAGAGAACGAGGGCGTTTTGCAAGGGAAAAGCGACGATCGTGCTTCTCGGCGTAGTCTTCAAGTTCATCATTTGCCATTTTCATCACCTGCATGTATACGAAAGAAGAACGGGAAGAATTCCCGCTTCAGACATCGTAGCACCCAAGGGAACACACAGCAATCGGCCTTTCCACCGATTTATACTTACTTTCCATTATTCATTATGTCACTAAAGTGATGTCACTCCCCAAGTTACGATATATCCGTCAACCCGTTGTTATTGTTACCAGTTCCTTCTCTCTATATCCTTCTCTTTATATTAAAAGATAAATAGATATATAAAAGACCCTAGCCATAAAAACGGAGAGGAGGCTGGCGTTTTTGGGTCCCATAACATCACTTTTATCATATATCACACTAGATCGGCACAATCCGCCCTTGCAAAACAATGGTCTAGCCAATATCATACCTTTTGTGCTGACATCACATATAGACAAGTAGACTTAAAGTACTGTCAGCGGAGATCATATATATAGGAGCTGAACATGCCAATCTTCCCTCACCAACCGGAGCGTTCCCGTGTCCATCCGACCCTTGACCTGACACTGAGGTTCACCACCATGCCCAAGGAAAGAGGGAACAAGGTATCCATCTGCACCTTTCGCTCACAGATCACACAGATGCGCCTGTACCGCGCTGTCTGCCAAGGAGACGTTCCCAGACAGGTATCCATATCTGACCTTTACGAGTTCGCCTTCTATGATGTGAAAGAAATTGTGAGCAAGCGCCAGATGGGAACCATCGTTGTCCAGAGTGTCATGTATGAGCCGAGAGTTCTGATGAACAACGCAATGGTTGGAAAACCGACCATGAGTTATGTTTTCGGAGATGTACTGGAGTTGCAGTACGGTTTGGAGTGGATGCTGAGCGCATGGCTCCTGAAATTTTTGAATTCCACTGCCGCGTCCGGAGAGGCTATTGGGACTATCGAAGAGTTTGCCGAGGAGTTGGACATGTTGGGCGGCTCCGATCGTATGACATATATGGACGTCTACGAATTGCCTCTCAAGGAAATTCGGAAACCTTTCCCCGAGCCTATCTGGGAAGATGATCAGGGTGAGGAGTTGATCTTGGATTTGCCCAAGGAAGTCGTTCAGCCTCCCAGACCGAGGGCCTTGGGATGAAGGAAGCTGACAGAGAGTTCTATGTCGAACTGCTGATGGACAAGGGTCTCACGAGAGAGGAGGCGCTCGCCAAGACTGAGCCCAGCGAGCAACCTCGAGAACAGTTCGTTCAACATGATAAATATCGGAAGCGGTGGAAGCCTCCGAGAATGGATCAGTGAACCTGACCTTCATCCTTCTTGAACATGCGTGAGAGGAACGACTCAATCCCTTGGCTCGTTCCTCTCTGCTCCTCGACCCTCTCCATCGCCGCAGGAAGCAGATCAAGCTGATTGAAGATGTCGGCGAGGGCCTGCATCCTCAGCACGCCCAAAGCGGAGTTCCTTCTGATACTGAAGGATGCGGAATTCGACTTCCTCACTCAGCTTGTCGCACTTGGCGCGAATATCACAGACTTCACACATTTCATTGCCCTTTCTGGCTTTATGGCAGCTATCCTAGAGGCCTGTGGACACTGCCCTGCCTACCACTACACAGCAACCGTCCAAGGGCCTCTGAGCGCCTCCGTTTGCGGTCCCTTGCGCGCCGCTAACCCTTTTATGCCAGCATCTCGAAAAGTGCTTCGGTCTGGCTGACAGCATCTTCCCTTGCGTTGTGGGACACCGCGCCGCGGTCGACCTTGGGCTTCTCACCACGGAGCCAGCGAACGGTCCGGAAGTCGAGTTCCTTGTTGTACTTCCAAGGTTTCACGAGACCACAGGCTTCGTAATGCCTCTCCAGAAGCACGCAGTCAAAAGCCGGAGAGTTTCCCCAGACGAAGTCGACCTTGTTCAACTCGATCATGTCAGTCAGCCCAAGGAGGCTGTCCTTCAGCGACTTCCGCGGAAGCGACCTCGGATCGTACGCCTGCGACTGCCACCATTTTACCGTCTCGGCAGAGGGTAAAAATCCGGTCGTCAAGATGACGTCCAACAGATCGACGTTCCATTGCATCGATCCATAAATCTTGCGTTCATAGATGTCGAACACACAGATGCCGATCTCGAACAGAGGCGCTGAACTGCCCACGTTCAAAGTCTCGATGTCAATCATTGCGTGCATCCCAAGCCTCCTTGATCCAACGGCTGATGTCCCAGCAGAGATACACCCAGAGGCTCTCTCCGCCGGAGACCATGAAAATGTGTATCCATGAGATCTCAAGGTTGTCGATGATCCAACGGACTGTGACTGTTGGAATTATTCCACACAGAATAATTCCAACGGTGATCCTAAACGCGACGCGGCGCATCCACCCTCCTCCCACTGAGCAGCAGGCAGGCGATAACTTCGAGATCGACGCTTTCCAGGAGATTTGGCAGCTTCTCCTGTGTTTTCAGCATCTGTGCGAATATGTCCATCAAGATAGGCTTGATCTCGTCGGCAGTGACATCGTCACCCATGAGAATGGCTTTCGCACGCTTCGTCATCAGCCTGCCAATCTCACGGACAGGCAGCTCTTGTTCTTTCATCATTTCGCAAACGCGACACATGCCGTTCTCCTTATCGTGTGATGAGGTTCGTCCACTTGACGAACAATTGAATGCCAACAAGCGACGACTGTGCATCCTGCGAGTCACCATCGGAAGTAGAGCCAAGGATCAGGCCGTTGCCAGCCAGCAGAGAATTGTCCGGCCATCCGATATCGAACAGACGCATTCCGGATTTCAGAAGACCCTCGTCATCGACGTACAGGACATCACCGTTGCCGAATTGGTGACCGATGCAGAAAATGTCAACTTTCGGCCCGAGCGGGTTGCAGAGTTGCTTCGTGATTTCTCTGAAGTCAGTGCCAATCTGCACTTCCTTCACTTCTTTGAACCACGGATTGATGAGGATTGCACGCATTTCAATAGCAGACATGTTTCGCCGCCTCCTTCAGCACCGTGTCCCAGCCGTGTGCTGCGATGTGGATACGTGCCTCATCTTGGGCTTCCTGATACCCGTGCATCCCCAAACGTCCGGCGTCCAGGACGGTCTCAGCGAGGACCTCAGCGAAGTTGTCGTCCTCCTCGACCTGAATTTCCCCAGCGAACTGGCCAGAGAGGCTGGCGATCGCTGCGATCAGCTTATCAGAAAACATCGGATTCCCCTTTCAAGATGTCGTTAGTCATTTTCGAGAACACGATATTATCGGACTTTCCTTGCTCGATCTCCCACGTTCCTTTCATCCGACCACACTGGATCCAGCCATCACGAATGATCTCGGCACATTTCGTGCGCTGCTTTTCCAGGTGTAAGTTGCGAGGAGCGGTGAACCCAAAGAACTGGGAAGTGCTCGTGATCGTGTTCATCAGGCGACGATTGCCGCTTTCATCAGTGTGCCACAGGCGAGTGACAGTATTCATGATATTCTCCTTGTTGATGTGGTAGCTATATCACGAGTATAGCACGCGAGCCAATTCCTGACAAGTGCTAGTTGTCACGCGGAGGTGACACAAACGCGCCACCTCCACGGAAAGAAGTCACCCCGAATCCTTGGTAGGATGGGCGCGGTTCCCTTCAACCGCCGAGGCCTTCTCTGCACGGGGTTACGAAGCCACTCCCGGCTTGGCTATTAGAGCGCGCTTACCCCGACCCTCCAGCGTTGTTCCTTGGGCACCAGCCCAAGCCGACCACACGGAAGCGTCCGTAGCGTCACTCCATCAACCTGTCTCCACACTTTGTACTCTCTTCCACGAGGATATCTAAGCGATTTAGATATCCTCACAGTATAGTGTCTCTCCGCAACGCCTGTTGTCTTACTTACTCTAACGTTCATGAACGGACCATAGATCCATTCTCTGGACAACAGATTGCGGAGTAGCCTGATCATCCTTCGTTCGCTGCATCCATCAACCCAGCAAGTTCGTAGGCGAGGATCACAGCTTTGTAGGGTTCACTGATGGTCACTTCAAGACGGAAATGGAAATCACTGTCGTACCAGCCGCACGCCTCCACGATGATGATATTGCCGCGCCTGCTGACCATGAACAACGATCGGTCCTGATCAAGTGCTCCCTCGTCGTAGGGATGATCTTTCGTGTAGGTTCTGGTACCTTTTTCGTTGCCATAAGCCCAGATGACCTCGTTGTTTTCGGTCACAGCAGCATAGACGGTGGGCCAGCCATACTTCGTTTCGTCAGGGAGCATTTCCAGTTTCATGTTTGCCTCCAAGGGTTTAGCTGTGCCACACAATAACCCGCGAAGCACAGCAAGACAAGTTCACACTGTCACGGGATAAAGAACCCAACGAACTCACTCGGTGTGATGCAAGCTGGATCGGTCCAGTCGTTGCAGCCGACGAACATATTCAGTCCAATGAAGCCGATCATGCCGCCCATGAGGATCGCGCAGAACAGATATCCCATCGCGTCGATGAAACCTTTCAGCATCAGAATTCCTCCCGCATCGCAACGATGCCAGGATCTTCGCCGTTGATGGTGCCGTGCATCTCGTCGTACTCCGCTTGGGCTTCCCAATTGGGAGTGTATTGCAGACGCTGGAGTTCGCGCTCGTATTCCTTGCGAGCAAGGGCTTCCGAGTTGTAATCGTTGGTCCAGACCTCACCGTCTTCAGCATCAGTGGAGTCGTAGAACCACCACACATCAGCGCCGACCTGTTTGACCAGAGCAATCGTGCCAAAGCGGTTCGGGTTGGCATACTCCAGAACCTCGACAGGAACTGTGAACTCGCGCTTGACTTCTTTCAAGATGGACATATCTTTTGCCTCCAAAGGGTTGCCGTACCCAAATGTAGCACGCGAGGCAGGTCGGGAACAGTTCTATTGTTCGGTAACTCTGAGTTCTTGCTCCCAGTCGGAGTACTCGAACATCTCTGGTATCCAGTTCTCGAGTATGAGAATAGTTTCCAGTTTCTGGTGCTCTCCGAGATCAGGGCGAAAAAGCACTCCCACCCTGAACACAAGATTTCCCTCCATGAGTCGCTGCTCGAGATGAGCACCCGGAATGTGATCTCCGAGATCTGGCCCATTGTAGTATCCCTTCGGCTTGAAGGGGCCACCGTTCCACTCAGTGCTGTTTTGATCCCAGAACCCAACACGAAGTCCTGCCGTGACTTTCACTGATCTGACCTCTGCACCCATGTCGGCCATCCTCTTTCTTTGAAGGTGGGGGGCCGCTTGTCCGTCTTCCAACGCTCCTTCAGGTAGACACGGTATGCCTCAGGAACTGGAAGGTCAAGTCCAAAACCTCCATGCCTCGCACTATTTTGAAAGGGTAGCAGGTCACCTGCTGGAAGACAATCTTCCATTGTGGTGATGTATGGCAACCTCTCACTCACACCATACCTGCGCTGCCATTCGTTTGCTACCGCGTAAGCATAGCGCCAATTGGACACCGTAGCGCCTACCCAGAGCGTCACTGGATGGTTCCCATGGGTTGGGCGGCACAGTAGCCCCACCCACGTTTCCCCATATCAGTCCCTCCCAATGCGGTGATATTGGAAATCGACTTGGTGATCGACTTCTTTCTGCCGCTCTGCGAGGATCTCGTCGTACTTGGCCTGGAGATCAGCCAGCGCAATCGGCAACTGCCCGCGCTTGTAGATCTTGCCGGTGAACTCACCAGCTTTCGCCAGCATGTTCATGGGAGTATAGGCACGGTTCGCCTTCATTCCGGTGCTGATATACAGCTTGATAGCTGACTTCAGGGTGACAAGAACAAAGGTGTTGACCTCTTTCTCGCCAGTGAACGTTGTCATTGTTCTGCCTTTCCTTGGGTTAAGTTACGCTTACAGCATACCCCACGAGGCGGGCGGCGACCAGTCTTAACTATCCGTAAACGTGAGTTCTGAGAGCGGTACGTTGCAGATCAAATCTCTGCGTTCCACGGCATAACATCCATAGGTATTCGTAGAGATGATCTCACCAGTCTTGCTCAGCCCAATAAGAATAGCCCTGTCTCCGTAATTCCCGTTGCCTTTTCGCACCGCGAGAACGTACCAGAACCTCGTATCTTTACCGCCTTTGGAGCGGTAAAGATTGCCTGTTTTGACTGAGGTCATCAGAACATCCTGTTCACAAGTTCGACCAGATAAGCTGTGTCGACAAGTTCCGGGTTCTCTTTGTTGGCAGCTTTCTGCAACAGTTCAGTGAAGTAGGCCGCGTCCACTCCAGTGAGTTGCTCCTCCAGGATCTCCATGCTGGTGAGGTCCAGTTCGCCGATCTGCAAGCACATCTTGAGATACTGCCCAGCGTTGATCGTCCAGCCACGCTGAATGAACTTCTTGGCACGGAACACTGAGCAGATCGGATACAACGAACCCTGATAAGTCAGCGTCTTCGACATCAGTGCTTCCAGAGAAGCCTGTTTCAGCACCACGCCCTCGCTGAACGTCCAGTAGTTCATGCAATGCACAAAGTCGAAGTTCTCGTGGATTGCGTCCGGCCCGCCAAAGAACCGAATAATGATCTGGACATCGTCGCTCAGTGTGATCGCATTGGATGACAGGAAGACCGGACGATAGCGCGGTTTTTCCTCATCGTCCGGCTGATCGAACACATCGTCCAGATACAGGGCAGCACTTTCGTCTTTCAGGCTTTCGAAGTACTGATAGTCCTGCCCTTGGACCTCTCCAGCGACACCGGCCGACTGGATCTTGATGCGGACACGATCTCGGCCGAGGCTGTCCGTCATTTCTTGGATCGACATATCGTATTGGACGCCGCCGTGCTTGTGAACCTGAGCAATCTTGAACGCTGCGAGGTAGCGATGAGCCAGTCTCAAGACCGTATCTTTGGTCTTGAAATACAGATCAAAATCGTTGACCTGTTCGCCCAAAAGCATGGACGCGATGCAACCGCCCGTGACGATGACGTCGCGCTTGGCTTGCTCCTGAAGCTCTTCAGGGAGTGACGCCAGCCACTTTTCCATCTTGTTGGTGATCGCAAGGTTGATGTTGCGCTTTCTCATTCCGGTCATGTTTTACTCCCAGTTCCTGAAGCGACCGTCGAAGAACTCTTCGGCCATGCGAACCCAGACGGGGCCTGTCCCGTCATAGGCTTGATAGATGACCACGGGCTTGAGATCTTTCTCATTCAACCCATGATGCAGAATCTTGTAGTGACACCCCGTTTTCACGTGGAGCCACAGTTCCTTTGGATCCTCATGAGACGACGGATCATGAACTGGAACTGCATCTATCATTTTCTCAATCTCCTCCCACGAATGCCCAAGAACGGTAGGATACTGTCCTCGAAAGGTGGCACTAAGAATACGCATGATGTCGACGATGTTTGCCATCCTGTCACCCCTTGATAAGTTCCAGGATCTTGTCGAACAGGAACTGCTGCATTCCACGGGTCATGTCGGCATGACCCAGCTTGTCGTGGATCCACTCCTCATAGATCGTAATGGCAGTAAAGTCACGGCCATTGGCGAGGCACTGACGGGTCAGCACAATCTTGCCATCTTTCGTCATGCCAACGATGCCCGGACCGAGGTGTTCCACGAAGGTAATGTCCTCGGTTTTCACGCTGACATTCAGCTTTTCCAGCATCCTGCAGGAATCGGCGATGCAGTTGGCCTGCTCATCGCTGAGAGCGAAGATCTGGTAATCGTTGATTGCCCGCTTCTTTTTGAGAAGGTTGCGGTTGCTGTCCTTCATGTTGGCGTTCTCACGGAACTTCTCGAGAGCATCGAGGAACTCTTCACTCGGATCGTAGCAGTCCGAGAAGTCGAGGCCCTGCTCGTAGTAGTCATGCTCAGGATCTACGACTTTCAGGGCGAATTCAGGTTCAGGGCAACAGGGAAGCCGCGTGCTGAGTTTGTAGTTCGCGTCATACACCGAAGCCAACGTGCGATCTTCGGTCAGCCGCATGTCGACCGTGAAGTTGTAGGTGAACCTGCTCGGCTTGGGCATTTTGTGAACACGGACACCACGATAGTAGAAATAGTCGCTCTTCCCGCGATGGATCTCGATGCCATCGACGATCAGCCACGGCTCGCCGTGCAGAAAGATCCTGCTGCGCTCGGCGTGAACGTCTGCGATGTTAGGGCCTTCAACAGTAAAGACCGTGTCATTCTCGGTCAGCACGCCGCTGATGATGCCGCCTTCGTCTTGACAGTTTGCATAGAGTTCGCGGTAAGCCTGCCAGACTTCCCAGTCACGACCGAGGTCGGTGGTGAACCCAAGCTGTTCATCGTCCATGTAGATCATCTGAAACTCTTTGTTCCGGATGGTCTTTGACTTGGTGCGAAACTGGATGGTCTCGCCGTTGGTCCGCAGGCTGATGATGTGGCCCGTGCGAAGCAGCGTTGCGATAGCGTACTTCAGCCCCGTGCCAAAGTAGCCGATGGGATTGTCCGTGTCTTTGACAGAGACACCCATAGTCCGGATGACATCGAGGTCGATGTTTCCAGCGTTAGAGAAATGGATAGCCATGTTTTCGCCTCTTGCTGTGGTTGCCGTGCCTTTAGTATTGCACGCGAGCCACGCCTTGACTACGGTCAATTATCGGCCCAGGATTCTTCCAGAATTTGGACTTGATGTAACAGGTCTATTGAGATTGACTCTTTCACCAGCCCTGCGTCCTTCTGCCATGGCAGAGCCATCTGCACAGATACCGCGACCGCGTGAGCTACGCAGCAAAAGTCCCGGCAACATTTCTTTCATACCGGCCTGAGCAGCAGCGTACTTCTTGATAACGAGGTCAGTGCCGGTGCTGTCCGTTTTGACTTCACGAGCTTCCATCAGCATACGAATTTTCTCGTTGATACGCTCAGCCATGCCCAGTGAAAACGACCAGTATTCAGTGTGACGCGATACACCTGGACGCGACGCATTATTCTGGAGATAGTCCTTCCACTCGCGGTTCATGCTGTCGTGTACCAGTTTCAGAAGGAATTCATACATCTCAACGTCATCATTGAAGCCGAAACCATTGGACTTCTGCACACTGCTGTCATACCACGTCACCACGCCGCAGAACTGACCAATGGTTTTGCTACACCATTTCGCGCACGGATGCTGCGTCTTGATGCCATACTTGAATTCGCCGTGACTCATGTCACGCTTGGCTTGCGCGACCTCAAGGTCAGCTTCGGTCAAGCCATACTCGGTCATCAATTTATCAGCTTTAGCAAGCGCCGCCATTGCTTCGGTTTCAGAAGCACCACGCTCAGAAATCATATTCTGCAGAGCAAGGATCTTGTTCTTGATGCTTTCAATCTTAGTCATTTTCGCCTCTTGCTATGGTTGCTGTGCCTTTAATATTGCACACGAGATAGGTCTGGACTAGTATTCGTTTATCGGTTTGCCATCATCATGACAAATATATACTCCAAACCATTCTGGCCCATCACGAATATCGAGAGGTTTTCCAGGTCCAGCATTCTGGTGAACCCAAGAGTAGAAGCGAGGATCTCTGATCCACTCGTAGCGGAATGTGAACTCAGTCCGTTCTTCGCGGATGAAGACAGCCCACCGCTCTTTTGCCTGCATGGGTATCCTGTCGCCGAATGCCTTCCGACACTTCTCTCTGAGTTCAGCGTGGTTCATTTACTCTCGTAGCCTCTTTCCAAGTTCCAGGAGCAAGAACTTTGATGATCTCACCAGAATTGTCAGTGAAGATCAGTGAAGCCATCTGCCTGCATTCCAGATTTGCATCCACATAGAACGTCTCATCGTTATCAAAGAGAATGACCATGTATCTCGGCATCAAAACAAACTCCCTTGACGATCTTCTGACATGTCATCAGCATCGCGCAGTCCAAGAAAGACCGGGAAACGAGGCGCATCTTTCACGCCGACCGGAAAATACTTGAACTTCGCGATCTTCCCGATGAGGCTCCCTCTTGTATTCCAAAAATGCTTCCTCATTGCGTCGTTGAAGCCTGTTCCAATTCGGACAGATCTACTCGGCCATTTTTTCTCATCGTCCAACTCCACTTCAATCGCCCCGAGAACTCCCATTGGGATAAGGTTTTCTTTGTGGCCGGAACGTTCCATCTGACCAAGCAGGCCGATCGTCGCCTCGTTTGCATTGTGGTTCAATTCATGGACAGCAATAATCTTTGCCTCCATGTCCTCAAAGCGTTTCAGCTTGATCAGCTGTCCCTGCTTGGGCGTTCCCCGACCTTGCTTGTAGAACTGGTCGCGGCTGCGAAGGATGACGCCTTCATGGCCCTCGATGAGACGCTTGGTCTCATACTCGTTGAGCATATCCATGTCAGTGATCAAAGCTGTCGGTGCAATCTTGACCCAAGGAGGAAGGTCGTCGGCCAGTTCAAGAAGTTCGCCATACCGATCATCGTAGTTGCCGACACTGTTCCAGACATCGAACAAATACAGAGTTGCGTTCGTGATATCAGTATTTTCAAACGACATCACAGCCGACGAAGTCCGGACATAACAATCTTCAGCAGTTGGATCTCCGATAATGATCTCGCCATCCAATCCCGCCAATTTATCTCGGCATCTCCGCATCTCAGATTGAAAGTCTCTGTTCCGAACAGGCCTCAAACTGCGAGTATAGGCGTACCCATCCTCGCCACAGAGAATGCGTATCCCGTCGTACTTGGGCTGAGCCCAGAACGGAAACATGTCTTCGTTCCGCTCTTCCCATTTGCTTGCGAGCATAGGTTTCATTCGAACCACCCCATCCAGAAAAAGAGTGAATAGAAGGCGTACAGGCCGAGGCCGAACAGGAACCCTTCGACGAACTTGTCGAACATCATTCTCAACTTGCGAAATATGTAGTATTTCATTCGAACAGTGCCCTCATAGATTGAAGGATTGATTCTTCCTCCTCAGGAGTCAGATCCAATGTTTCAAAAAGATTGTGGTAGCCGATGCGTTTATTGACGTGCAGCGTGTGGCCGATATGAACTTCGACTTGCTCTTGTGTTACCGGCTCTTCAAAGAGCACGAAGCTGCTGTTGAAGCAACAGTGTTGCGACACAGAGTATCCCACCATCCAGACTAAGTGTTTATCAGACATTCTGCTTCCTTATGATCATGATCAGACGTCACGCGTAGCCGCCAATTTTTGGCAACTGAGAATATTATACCCTGCGAGGGTTGCCCTGACCACCACTACCCATCCACCCGGCAATCCAATGTGTCCGGAGGCTACGGGAGGACGTCGGAGAGCGCGTTGGACTTGCTTTGGCTACCCTTGCCTACCCCCGCCCATCCATGGCCCTCCAGCGGTCCTCTGAGCAGTCGTTAAAACGGCACTTCGTTAGGGTCTTCCAGCTCAAGCTGCACTGCTTCTTCCCAGACTGTCTTGCCATGCTTTTCTTCCCAAGCACGGCGGCACTGATCCAGTGAACCAAAGTCGTAGAAGTTCGCCCGCCTGGACACACTTTTTTCCCGACCATCCCAGTCGGGCTCCGATACGCTGACTCGGCGAGATGCCTTAACGATATGCGGAACAGCTCTCGACAAGAAACGGCCAAGGGCAGTTTCGTTTCCACGTCGAGTCTGTTTCCAAGCATCCATATAATTGATGTAATCGACGGTGACCTTCTCCGTTTGGGCAAACCTCTCCCAACCTTGATCGGTATCAAAGATCTGACCGTCTTGCAGCTTGCGGTACCACCACTCTTCATCGTAGTCCATGGACAGAAGCTTCTGCTCTTGGAGAGCATCAGTCTGCGGAACGTTGCGAACGTTGAAGTCAGAAATGTCTACGGATTGCAGATAGTACAGAAGGGCTTCGTAGCCATTATTCTCAAGCTGAGCCAGCATGGCTCCAAAGAACATGGAATTCTGTTTCTTGCCTTCGCCCATATCGAGCACAAAATAGCGCCGCTCGTCTCCGGTTGCACGAATAACGTGCGGATCGTTTGATGCCATCACCAAGTGAACGAAGTTCGGTGCTGCTTCTACGTCGTAGCCCTTTTTCTCAATCGGCAGAATGTCTTCGGTGATAAGCATCTTCAGCACGCTCTCGTGTGACTTATCTCCCGCAAAGAAAGCTTCATCTGCATAAAGTATGACGCAGTCCTGCAAGTGAGCATTGAAGTTGCCGACCAGATGTTTCGCGTTGGCAATGTGCATGAAGTGACGCCCGAACAACTTGCCGAACGTTCTTGCAAAGAAGCCCTTACCTGTTCCTTTGCCGCCACGCATAACGACCGCAACTTCTCCAGGAGTTGCTGGCTCCTGAACAACTCTCGCCATCCACTGGATCAAGTATTCATAGACAGCTTCGTTGCCGCCACACACGTTCTCTTTGACATGCTGCAAGAATAGATCACAGTTTCCAGGAACACCTTCATAGGCAAACCCACGCCAAAGATTGTAGACACCTTCCTTCTCGAGCAGAGGCATGAAACGCATCGTATCATACTGGCGACGCATAGGGTGCTGGAGCCAGAACTTCCCGAGCGGCATGGTGACATCAGCACCATCTTTCGTTGTGCCAACCTTCACCTTCTTGTTAAGATATCTCTGGTTGATGCTGTCGAAACTAGACATTGTCAGCTTGCTGCGATTGTACGTCTGTCCATTGTGTAGCTTGAGATGATCGTCGACCTCCTCAATCACAACGCACTTGCCGCCTATGTTGCCGATCACAGCGTGCCGATCGTTCATCTGCAACAGGAGAGGATCTTCACTGTACTGTTTTGCACGCAAGATTTGCCGACGAGCGTATTTGTCTGCACCAGATTTGAGTTCAAGCACGCTGGCAGAGATTGACCAACCGGGATCAGTGAGAATGCTGTAAATAACTGCATCAGGAACATTGCAGCGAGTCAGTGAACAGACGCAATCGAAAACCCAAGAGGAACGAGAGTTGTCTTTCTCCTTGGGCTGGTCCGGATGATGACCCTGTGCAATGATGATTTTCACACGATCTGGCACACTCCACTCATCAAGTTCTGACAAATCTTGAATTCTCTCAAGATTTCCAGGGATATCGAGATGTTCGTTGTTCCCACCGCCACCATCCATCATAGAGCCGGAACTCTGGACGCCAGCGGCTTTCTTGAAATCAGTTATGTCATAGGTATTGTCGTTGAAGTCGAGAAGCTGAGCAACGACTTCGACACGGCCTTTCTTGCGCTTCTGTGGATTGGGAATGTTGACTGTCCCAGGAAGGCGAGCAATCCGGTCCACGTTGAAGCAGTGATCGCCTCCGAACACCTGCTCCAGACGTTTGTTGTAGAGTTCAAAGTCCTCCCACTTGGACTCTGTGCCTTCGATGATCACAGGATCTTTCAGCTTCCAGAATGCCCAGTAGCCGTTTCCTGAGAACAGGGTGCAACTCGGCTTCGGAATACCTTTCGGCAGCTTATCAGTAAGCTGCGACAAGATCATGTCAAGGTCGTGATCCAGACCTTCTTTGTCAGTCGCATCGCTATCGATGTCAACGTGCAGCCAGCCCGCGCTTGCAATGTCTGTCTTGTTCGGCTTGGCATTGAGTTCTCTGCTTGGTGAGTTCACAGAGAAATACAGGTTGCGTTCACCGTTCTCACGATCAATGAACTTGAATGCTTCTTTCTCGTCAGTGAAGGTTTTGAACGTTACGTTCTTGCGATCGGTAGCAATCGCGCCAATAGTCCATGGCTCATTAGATTTGAACTTCTTCAGAAACGATATTGCCTTGCTTGTGTCACCCTTCATTTTCTACCCAATACTCTATGAGTCTCTCGGGAGATGCCTTCCCCAGTTCCATCAGGTTGTACCAATAGCGAGACACCCCTGCCTGATCAGCACACATCGGGATTGTCCAGCCACTACGGCGTCTCATAATAAAACACTTTTCATAAGAGTACAGGTCGCCAATGAAAGGCAGTTCCCTCGTGTGCTTGCGACCTTCTTCACGCTCCAGTTCACCGTAATGATTTCTGGAGATGCCGAGCCTATTGCCTGCTTCGTCTTGGATCAGACCTTCCCGACGACGCCAGATAAGCAGATGCTCACCAGCGCTCAGGTCTGCTGTCTGGATTTCAGGAAGGTGATCAGCTTTGGCCCGTCCAGTTTCCCCTCGAAAACTATCTCCGCGTGCTGATACATCTGCGGTCTGGTCATGTTGTCCCACAGGTTGAGTTCCTTTATTTTCTTTCCGCACCAGAAGAACCATACGTTGCTGACCTTACCCATCACGAGAGCTGTCCCGCCCAAGCGAGCACGGCGATACAGCCAGACTTGCTGTTCCTTGGACAACGGGTGCGGAAATATCACTGGTCTCGTGTCCGCGTTCTTGGGCCACGCCTTCATTGCTTTGCATTCGATCCAGCCTCCTACGAAATTAACGTCGGGAATTCCAAGGCCAGTTCTCGGAGATTCGATTGATACAGCGTTCAGGGGAGCCAACCTTGAGATTAGGGTTGACTTCGCGCTATTTTCTGACATGAGACCTCCGAGTGGTGGGGTTGGCTTTTAACCCTACCCCGCCGACCCGGCATTGACAAGTTCAACCCTTCTTGAGGATCTTCTTTCTTTTCGTTTTCCACGCTTTCAAAGCAACTTCTCTAGCTTTAAGAGAACCAGCTGGATTTCCTTTTCCGCCACTGACTTCTCTTCCATTGAGTAAAGTTTCTTCTGGTTCTGCATCCAGATATTCTTGCTCAAGCTCTCTGACTACAGACTGATCTCTTTCACACTCTTCAATTCTTTGGAAAGAGAAGTTTTCCTCTCCAAATTTATTCCAGATTTCTTGAAGTGATTTGCATTTATGAGAATTTCTTCTCAGATGAAATCTATGGTGAGCGTATCTGTTGCTGACATCAGTAGAGCCTCCAATGTACCTTTGACCAGTGGATCTACAAAGAATGTGGTAGATGCCAGATTTGCCATATTCTCTCATGCCTCAAGTACCGGACGAACTGGCCCTCTGCGTTGATTTTGGTATTTTCCGTTGTAGACAACAGAAGCAGGCTCATCCAAGAAGTGGAAAACGATCTGCGCGATTGGATCACCACGCTGAATGATGATCGGCTGTTTGCCATGATTCGTGATCTCGAGAGTTAAATAACCACACCATCCGGGCTCGATCACAGTGTTCTGAACAGCAATACCAAGACGAGCCCAAGTGGACTTGTCGTGCACGATACCGAGAACGAAGTTCGGCATGATGAAACGCTCGATCGTAGATGCAAGGATGAAGTCTCCAGGCATGAGATGCTTTGCATCAATGAAGCCTTCCTCATCGAACTCTACCCGCACATCGTAGCCAGCGGGGCCGACACCGTAGGTCATGCCGTTGTGCTTGGTCCGCTCAGAGAAAGGCTCAAGAATACCCAGCTTGCGGATCGTGCTGCCAGATGCGATCATTTCAGTCCCTCCGGTACGTCGCAAGAGTTTGCCACAGATTGTCTGCAATCGTAGGCTCACGAACAGCACGGAACCCAAGGGACATCATGAAGTCATGAAGGTCCTGTGCCTTGGCTGTGCCGAAGCCGCTGATATGCAACTCCATAGCCACCTGTTCCAGATTGGTGTTCGCCATCAGCTGATCGAAGAACTCATACTCGGCACCCTCACAGTCGATCTTGGCGACCTGCATGTTAGGATACAGGCCGACCAGAGTGTCAACCGAGATAGCGTTGATCTTTGTAGCAGAGCGGCCACGGCGGAATGTCGTCGACGAGTTTCCGGGGTTCTTGCCAGTTGTGCTGAGATAGAGTTCCATCTCGCCATCATGCTTGCTGGTCAACGCCACCTTGTGCAACGACACACGGTCATGGAAACCAGCAGTGTTCAGGTCAAGCATCGCATAGTTGTTCGGTTCAGGCTCGAGCGAGATGACCTGAGCGGCACCTTTCTCCAGAGCCATCTTCGTGAAGCAGCCGATGTTCGCCCCGATGTCCAGTACGACCTTGCCTTCACATTCAAGCAGACCATAGGACTTGTTGATCTCTTTCATGACGTAACCGTCATAAGTATCGACTCGTCCCTTCATTGGGCTGAGAAAGCCTTTTGCTGTGATGTCGACAAGTTCTCGCTCCTCAAACTCGCCCTCTTTAATAACACCATATTTCATCTGCTGTCCTTCCATGGCTTCATTTGGATTTTTGATTTGGCAATGCGGATCGCCTCAAGCTGGATTTCGATATCCACCTCAGGCTCTTCTTTGATGCCATACTCTCGCTGATTTATGCGAGAGTATGACTCTTGCATAATGACACGATACTTGTGACGAGGACTCTCTTTCCGCAGCACGAACTTCGTGTCAAGCACCATGTCCATGCTTTCACGGAGCCAGAACGCATAGCTTTCGGCTTGAAGCGGGCCTCTCTGAGCCATGACCTCAATTCTCATTTGCCGATCTCTCCCCAACTTTTGCCACACTCGGTATCAACCTTGAACGGTACCCAAGGGGAGCAGCGGTCTTTGACACAGTTCATCATGATGTCACCAGCGGCTTTCGCCTCAGAAACGCTTCCGAATGTGCCATCGGTCTCATCATGAACCTGCAACTGGATGAAGTAGCCAGCCCTGTCCAACTCGCAGAGCGCCAGCTTTGTCTGGTCTGCAGATGAACCTTGAATGATCCTGTTCAGCGCCTTGTGAGTATAGTCAAACGTTCCATCATCACGACGCTCAAAGTTCAGCCTGCGTCCAAAGATTGTGGTGACGAAGCCGCGTGCTTCTGCCCGCTTGGTCGCCTCCTTGGCAAGAAGTCCAACATAGGGAACTTCCTTGTCGAAGTTGTCAATGATCTTCTGGCCTTCTGCTCCTGCAGTCTCGCGGATATAGCCACGTTGCAGTTCCATCTTGTAGGCCATCGCCTCTCTCTGTGTATCGAAGTACTCGATCTTCTTGTTTTCCTGCCAGCCATAGGTCACCATCCAACGAGTAGGCTTCTTGATATCACGACAGAGTTTGGCTCCACCTTCACCATAGCACAACCCAAGAAAGATGTTCTTGGAATAACCACGATTGACCTTGTAGTCGCTGGTTCCGTTCGCCAGCCATTCCTCAACACGAGAGTCTCCGTGGATCAGGCGGGTCATCATATCATGGTTATCAGTGTTGGGATCATTTTGATAACGCTTGGCAGCTTCTCTCGCACGTGGCAAGTTCATAACTGCGGCGAAGTGTGTCGTCCACCGAGGCTCTTGTTGGGAGTAGTCGTTGCAGCCCCAGATACCACCATCATCAGGAATATAGATCTTGCGCCACTCGCCAGCAGTTTCAGGATCGCGGTCAGGACTTGGCTGTTGCTGCATGTTTGGGTGAGTTGCAGACAGTCGACCGTACCGAACGCCTTTCTGATCTCCCTGCTCGTCCTCTCTTGCGATCTGGTGAAACTGACCATGAATACGTCCGTTGACAGCATACTTGCGAATGCTCTCTGCAAACGTGGTTCTGATCTTGTTGACTTTGCGCGCCCGAAGGATAGCATCGCAGACTGGATGGTCATGTCCTCCCAAGAGGAAGCGATCAATCTGCGGAGCGCCCGTGCTAGTTTTCTGCAGACGGATGCCGATAGCCTCCAGGGCAGGGGCCAAGGCTCCAGGTTTCCACACATCACCGAAAGCAATACGGATGCCAGTCTGATGACGAATGAAATCAAGTGCAGCCTGTTCCTCAGTCTGTGACCACTGCTCAATCTGTGCCAGCTTGTTAAAGTCGATCTTCACGCCACGGCGGCGCATACGAACAAGGACCGGGAGAGTTCTCGTCTCCAGATCCCAGATTTCGTGCAGTCCTTCCTTGTCAATAATCTTCTCCTGCCGACGGAGAAGTTCAAGCGGAGATGCAACGTCTTGCTCTGCGTACTGCCCAACGAAGCGACCGGGAAGACGCCACAGTCCTTTCTTTGGGTCAAGACCATAGGACCTCGCCGCTTCCACAAGCAAATGTTCGTCCTTGGCCTCGATACCATACCGATCGCCGATAGCTTTCAGCGAATAGTTCATGTGCAGTTCGTAGATCAGTGGGTCGGCAATTTGGACATCTCGAAACTTAGCGTCGGTGTGCCATTCGAATCCGTCGTTATAGCCGTAGTCAACATCATACGCGAGATTGGCTCCAACGAATTCACCGTCGAATTCTTTGATCTGATCTCTGAGGTATCCAAGAGCGGCTTCAACAGGGAGATTATCACCTCCTTCATGACGGAATGGAAGATAATGCTTAGGTCCTCCATCGATAGCGAACCCCCAGCCGACAGTGTATCCATCTCTGAGCGAACCTGATCCCATCTGATTTCCGATAGAAGGGTCTCTTGTTTCTGCGTCAATGGCAATTCGTTTTGCTCCTTTCCAAGAGGGTAAGTCTGAAAGGGAGGGCGGCTTCCAGTTGGCCTCGGGCGTGAAAAACCCAAGCTGGAGAGCGCCGCCCTTATTCGGATCGGATTTAGTTCGAATGACCATCAGCCGTTGTACCAGTCTTCTGTCTTGGCGATGTTCACGGGGTGAAACCCGCCATCAATAGGACCTTCTGCCCACTGATCATAGCCAAACGGGTGTTCCATGCCATCGACTGCCTTGTTATGAGGCTCTATGGACGTGCTGGATGCCGCACCTTGGGTAACAGTGCCACCAGCACGTCCAGCGCCCCCTGTTTTTGCCGCGCCTGCGGTGCCTGCCGCGCCGCTAGGTGCTACCACCGCCCCCGTGCCAACACCAGCCTCCAGCGCCCTCTGAGCGGTCGCAATAAGGCTGTCCAAAAGCTGCATCGCAAACTCAAGCTGTTGCGTGCTCTGCCAGTCGGACATCAGGCAGCAGAACTGATATTCCAACTCGGGCAACTTGTTCGCTTTTCTGAAGCGGGCGTTCAGTTCGTCGATATCATCCGGCGGCTCCACGGACAGAGCATAGACTGCATCATAGTTGACTATCATCTTCTGGACGTAGGTCTTGGCTTTGAGCAAGTCTTGCAGGCCATTCTTTTTCCACCAGCGAGAGACGTACTTCGTAGCACACCCCCCCAGATAGCCGATGCCAGCATCGATCACCCAGTCCCAGTGCTGATACTCGGCCTGATAGTGTTCGCCTCCCTCTTGGGCAACGAACGCAGGTTTCTTGCAGGTACACATCTTCTTGTCGTGACCGCAGTCATCGCAGTTGATATTGCCCATCATTCGCCTCCGACGTCAGGCAGGGTTTCCCAGCCATGCTGCCTGATGAGGAAGTAAGTATCGACGATCGCTTCGGGATACTTGTGACGATACTTTGCCATGTAGTTCTCGACCGCCGACAGTTTTGTGGAATACCCTCGATTACCCAGCATAAGCTGATCACGGACGTAGCAGTAGAACTCCAGCATGTCTAGGCCATGGAGCCACTGAACCTCGTGCTCGTTCAGATCTTGAATTGCATCGTGGCCGAACACTTGCTCGTTGATGTGAATTTCGATCTTCATCTGCACATCGTTGTTCTGCACTCCCGCTTTCTTGGCAGGGTGAGGCATGTCTCCGGTGATACGTTCAGGAATATCGTGTTGAACCACGGCACGAATGAGAGCACCAGAAGCTTCCGGGTTCAAAATCAGCAGCATAGTGATCATGTTGAAGGTGTGCATCCCAACAGAGTGGGAGCCGATCCCAGGAGAAGCGTGAGTCCGTTCGACCCGTGCTCCTTCCCGAGCAAATTTGATGCGTTCCACGATGCCCTCGAGAAAATAGTCCATCATGCTCTCCGATCCAGCCATTCGACACAAGCGCGGCTCCAGTCCGGAGCAGCAATCTGCAAGGCCAATTTGCGAGCCTTGTCGTAACGGAGGGCGTCATCCTTCTCCTTCCAGGTAAACCACGACTGCCACATCGGCACCACGGTCTTCTTGAAGAACTTGTCACGGAAGCCAATGACTGCACCTTGGGTCATGAACATGTCGAGATCCTGCATCCAGATATCGATCGGGCCGTTGACGATCGGGATGGGACGAACTTCGCCCAAGGCATAAGGATCGAACCCCGGAGCGTTGTGAGTCACGTTGCCGTGCTTCTCCAGAGTGTTGTGGTAAGCGTGAAAGTTGGTGCTGATCTGCCAATACTG